CGCCACCGCGTTCGTCGCGTCCGCCAGCCTGCCGCCAAGCTCCGCCGCCACCGCGTTCGCCGCGCTGGACACTTCTCCCGTCGTCGCGTACCCTCCAAGGTCCACGCGCACGTCCGTCACCACGCCATCGTCGTTGTACAGGTCGCCCTTCAGGGCCTTCGTGACCTCCACGCCCCCCTCGGCCGCCAGGCATGCCGCCGCCGCCAATGTCGCCAACACCCTCATTTCCCGTGTCTCCTGTCGTCGTTGTGGCGGCGGGGCGCGCAGAAAGGATGTTAACACCTCGCCCCGCCGCCGAAATCCCCTATTCCGCGCCTCCGCTCAGTATCCTGCAGATCGCGTTCACCTTCTCACGCACGTCGGCGTCCCTGAACCTTTCGGGAAGCCCGTCTATCCGCGTCACGGGCACCTTCGGGGACGCGTCTCCGCCCCCCTCGCCCGATCCGCCGCCCGCGTCCGCGCCGCCCGGATAGTACTCGGCCGCATCCCTCCTCAGGTCGCCCATTGCGCACCTCCCGCCGTTCCGGCCTCGCCGCCGCCCTGCGGCGGCGCCATGTCGGAGCCTGGCCTTATGCCCTCCACGCCCGTGCGCCCGATCTCCGCGTTCTCGCCGAACTGCCTGTCCTGCTGCTCCAGCGCGGCCATCCACCGATCGAGCATCTCGCGGCTCTCCTCCGTCATCGTCTCGACGGCCGCCGGGTTGCGCTCCATCATGTCCCTGTAGAAGTCGAGCCTGGCGCGGTAGTTCCAGTTGCCGTCGGTGTCCATCTGCGGCATCACCCCGGCCTTGATCTGCACGAAGTTCTGCGCCTCGTCCCTCAGGTCGTCGCCGCGCACCTCGTCCGGCGCGCGCATGCTCGCCCTGGCGACGCCCGGCATCAGCTTCCTCACCGCGTCCATCAGTATCGGGTTCGTGTCGAGTATCCTGTTGCGGTCGAGCGGCTGGATCAGCTGCGCGAAGGTCTGGAGCTTCCTGATCAGCCTGTCGTTGTCGAGGTCGCTCTGGTCGAGCGTGACCGCTATGCCGAAGTCGCCCGCGATGTCCTCTCGCCTCAGCCCCCTCACGTCGTGCGCGTCCGTCACGCCCGCGAGCGTCTCGTCGCTCGCGTTGTCCTGCGTGACCTCGAGGACGAGCCTGTAGAGCTCCTGCATCTGCGCGAGCCACCACGACACTATGTCCTGCCTCAGCCCGCTCACGTCCCTCTCGCCGTCGCCGACCCCCACGAAGTTCAGGAACTCCCCGCGTATCGTCTCCACCTGCTTGTCGGCGGCCGCGGGGTACTGCGGCGGCTGCATGAACGTCACGTCCTCGTTGACGCCCATCATTATCCGCCTGAACGGCCCTATGAGGGTCCCCTTGATGTTCCGGCCCTTCTGCTTGATCGGCGACTGCGCCCCGACTATCGCGTTGTTCGCCGCGCCGTCGCGTATCACCTTCGCGATCCCCTGCACCGGGGCGGCCTCCTCCGCGATCCCCTCGGCGTCGATCAGGTTCGAGGAGTTCACCTCGCGGCGGAACGCCACCGCGTCCCACTTGCCGCGCCTCGTCCTCACGAGCCTCTTCCCGTAGGCCGAGCCGTCCGCCGCCGAAAGTACGCTCGTCCACCTCCACGTGCGGCCCTTCGCGTCCGTCTCCACGTGGTGGCACGTCACCACGCTGTAGAGCTCCTCCGTGTCGTCTATGCACTCCGGCCTCGTCTGGTCGAATACGTTCTGCCCCGGATGCCGCTTCGTCTCCTCCGCCCAGCTGCGGCTCCAGCCGTCTGCGGACACCCTCTCGTCGAGCTGCTCCGCCGTCATCCACTCGTGCTCGAACCACTGCGCGTACCCGAAGTCCTCGGCCATCGTCGGCATGCAGAAGTCGTCGCCGTACCGCAGGGCCCTGATCGCCGGGCCCTCGCTCTCCACCTCGTCGCGCACGTACTCCACCTCGCCGTCCGCGTCCGCCGCAAGGGCCTCGATCACCGCCCTCGCGTCCTTCCTCCCGAGGCCCTTCGCCCCGCACATGAAGTCCATCACCGCGTCCATCGCGCGGGATCCGTCCCCGGCGTCCGGACCGCCGCCCATCGCGCCCCACCACTCGCCCTGCGCTTCCGCCTGCGACACCTCGCCTGCGGCGGTCCTCCACGCCGCGTACTCGGCGCACATCGTCTCCCTGTCGGCGACCTCCACGGCCGCGTTCGTCGAGCGCCGCCACTCCACCTTCACGAGCGCCAGCGCGGGCGTGTCCCTGAGGTAGTACTTGATCGCCGCCCTCAGCTGCGACTCCCACCCCGCGCCCATCCTCGATATCGCCCATTCGAGCAGCGTCTGCAGCGCGTTCGCCCGCGCCTGCGCCCTGCCGCCGCGCGTGCACGTTATGTTGACGTTCGCCGCCCGCGTGGCGTTCATCAGCAGCGCCTCCAGCTCCCTGACCGCCGCCTTGCCCCAGCGGATCCTCTGGTCGCTCGCCCCCTTGAACGGCTTCGCCTCCCTCTCCGGCCCGCCGCGCACCGTGCCGGACGCATCCTGGCCCTCCCAGCGGCAGTTGAAGAGGTTCTCCACCTTCGCCCTGTCGCGCCAGTACTCTGCCGAGCCGTCCCGCCAGCACCTGAGCGCATCGACGAGCCTCGCGCGCTCGCCGTCCCCCAGCGGCCTCTGCGTCCCTATCCTCTTCATCCGTCCAGTCCCTTCCGCGTTTCGCGGCGGCGGCGCATCCCGCGCGCCCGCCGCCGCACCGTCGACCACAGGCTTAGTCCTGCGAAGACGCGGGCTTCACGTACTTCACCGCGAACTGCCCCGTCGGGTTCTTGCACCCGAGCCTGAGCGTCGCCTTGTGGAATCCGCGCGGCCCGCCGCCCTTGTTCGGCAGCATGCACTTCTTCAGCGGCACGAGCGTGTCGATCGTCCAGTTCTCCGGCTTGATCGCCACGCCGCTGAGGCTGGAGACCTCGCCGCACGCCATCGTGGACGTGTCCGCGTAGAGGTGGTTGTCGGTCACCGCGCGGAACACGCCGCCGTCGAACTCGAACGTGTCGCACATGAACGAGATCGAGCGGTCCTTCAGGTCGCGGCTGCTCCTGATCGTGGTCTCCACGCCCGTCACGGTCGTGACCTTGTACGACCACGCCGATATGAGCGCCTTGAGCGACAGGCCGCACAGGAACACGAGCGAGACGTCGTCGTCCCCGGCCTGCAGCGCGCTGTTGCGGATGATCTCCGCCATCACGTCCTGGTTGAACGCGCTCGCGTCCTTCACGTCGCCGGAGAACCCGTACCTCGGGCACGCCTGCCACGGCACCGCCTGCACGGGGTGCAGAGCGGACGCGCCCTCCGCGCTGAGCGTCGAGAGCGGCCTGAGCCAGCACGCGATCCCGCGCGTCTTCGGCACGTTGTCCGCGCCCGTCCCTCGCTCCACGGCCTCCTGCTCGGATCCGATGGCGTTCTCGATGGACATGAGCGTGCGCTCCGCGTCCCTGCGGATCTGCCGCGCCAGCGCCGCGTTCGTCCCGCTCTCGTTGTGGCTCGGCATCTCCTCGGATTCCTCCGTGACCCTGAACCCCTTCTTGGAGACGAACATCTGCAGCTGGTGCTTCATCACCATCGTGGTGTCCGCCTCGAACCCCGACTCGTCGAAGTCGGCGCCCTCGGCCGCCGCGAGGTCCTGGGGCGTGATCGCGCCCTCAAGCTCGACCTCCTGCGCCCAGTTCACCGGCTTCTTGCCGCGCCTGAGCATCGTCAGCAGCGGCGTCCTGAATTTCGTCAGCTGAACCATGCCGTCCATGTAGTCCGGCTTCTGCAGGTTCTTCTGAACCGTGTATAGTCCTCCCATGTCATTCCTCCAGTTCCGCGAGGATCATGGCCTCCGCCGAGGCCTCGTCGTTGACTGCCCCCCAGTCGGCCGCTCTCCCCGCCTTTTCCGTCTTTCTGGGGATGCCCCTCTTCGCCGGCCCCCTTGCCTGCGCGGGCGTTCCCCTGTCCATTGTCCTTGTCCTGCCCTTGCCCGGCTGCCACCCCTCCTTCAGGGCCGCCATCCCGAGCTCAAGCACCCTCCTGGTCTTCGCCGCGAGCTCGGTGCGGCGCGCGCCGTACCTCTCCCGCAGCTCCGCCAGCTCGTCGTTGATGTCGTCAAGCTCGCCCTCGACCCACCGCCGCGAACGCGTCTGCCCGCCGATCTCGAACTCGTCGTCGTCGCTCCTCAGCAGCTTCCTGAGGTACTTCGCTATGCCGGTCTTCGAGTCCAGCTCCGCGAAGCCCTTGGCTTCATCCCGGGACATCAGGCCCGGCAGCACCCCGGCGGACTCCGCCGCCGCGATCAGCGCCCTGCCGTCGTCCCCCGCGAGCGCCCTCGCCTCGCCCAGCTGCCGTTCGAGGTCCCTGACCTTCCCCGTGAGCTGCCCGATGCGCCTCTGCGCCCGCCTGCCCAACTCGCCCTTCCGTCCGTCCGCCTCGTCCGCGTCCCCGGCCTCATCCGCATCCGTATCCCCGGTTTCCGTGTCATCGGTTTCCGTGTCCTCGGTTTCCGTGTCCACGGTTTCGTCCATGTCCCCGGTTTCCGTGTCATCGGCATCCATGTCCCCGGTTTCCGTGTCCACGGCATCCGTGTCCACGGTTTCGTCCGTGTCCCCGTCCTTGCGGTCCTTGTCTTCAGGTCTCATTGGTCTTCCATCTCCTTCTCGTGCCTTTTGTGGCCGCACGCGCCGTCCGCGGCATGTTGCATACGGTAGGCGCCGCGCCGCGCTTCCGGCGTCCCGATGTGCGCATTAATAGCACATCCCCCCCGGAACCGTGCGGGATTCGTTGGGATGCGGCGGCGTTTTGCTGTTAATATGAACACTTTTCCTATCCGGCCCAGCCCGCGAAGTCGTCGTCCCCCTCCGGCTCGGCGCACCGGGGCCGGCGTCCGCCGCGCCCGCCGCCGTCCTCGCCGGGATCCTCCATCCCCGCGAGGTCCGCGAGCGCGGCGTACCTGTCGAGGTCGATCCAGTCCTTCACCGCCCCCTTCTGCCCGTCCCTGCCGGTGTAGTTCTCGTACGCGAATATCGTGTTCACGCACCCGGACGACACCCTGTACCTCCCGGTCTCGATCCTGTCGCGCAGGACGCTCAGCCCCACGTCGATCCTCTGCCCGCTCGCCGGCACGAGTCCGGGGACGAGCCTGTCCACCTCGTCGAATAGCGTCAGGTTCTCGCGCATGCTCATCTTGCTCTGCGCCGCCGCCCTCGCGTCTATGACCCTCAGCGCGATGCGCTCCCGCGCCCCCCTCTCCGCGTCCCACTCCGCAACCTCGTCGAGGTCGTCCGGCCATTCGAGCGGGTCGTGCGTCTTCGCCCACTCTTCGAAGTCCGCCCACCCCTCCAGCCTCGCCCACTCGTACTTGTACTTCAGGAAGTTCATGCCGAAGTCCTCCTGGCCGCCGGCGTACTCGCCGTCGTTCACGCCCCGGTTCCTGTCGGAGAGCTGCGCCCACGCCGGCGGCACGCCGACGCCCGGCACCTCGTACGCGGAAGGCCACTCCCTGTACTTGTAGAGCGTGTCCGTCTCCCCCACGTACCTGTACCAGCCCACGCACCAGTTGCGCTCCGGGGCGGGGTCTATCACCATCAGCCTCGCGCCCCCCTGCGGGATGTCCTCAGGCCGCACCACGTTCCTGTCACGCGAGAACATGGGGAAGAGCCTCCCGGAGAGCCTTTCGGCCATGCCGTACACCCGCGCCTTGATCTCAGCCGTGGCGCGCCGGTTCCGCTCCGCGCTCGCTATGACGCTCGCCGGGCAGCCGTACGGGTTGTCGCTCCCGTAGAACCACACCGCCGCCGCCCTGCCGCCCTTGCACACCGCCACCCTCGGCGTCCGAGCGAACGCGCGCCCGTCTCCGCGCCTGCCCGTCTCCGGCGCACCCGCCTCCAGCACCCATTCGAGGCACCTCTCCGGCCTCGACTCCGGCACCCCGGGGTCCCCGTCCTGCGTCTCCGTGAGCCGCCTGTACTCGCCCTCCGCGAGCCCAAGCTCGCTCCACGGCTCCGGGCGCTTCCCGTCGAGCGGGAGCATGTGCGCCACGTGCCACCGCGTCACGTACATGCCGTCGAGGAAGTCCGCCACCACGGGCGTGTAGCCGCTGATCGGCGTGAACGTCGCCAGGAGCGTCCCCCTCTTGCTCGCGAGCCTGCTCCTGAGCGTCGCCAGGAACCCCATGGGGAACTCCTCGTCCAGCCACCCGAAGTCGAACTCGCTTCCCTCGATCGCCTTCACGTCCATCTCGTACGTCACGAAGTCGAGCCGCGACCCGTTGCCGAACGTGATCCGCGAGCCCGCGAACCCGTTCTGCTCCGTGTACGAGATGTGCTCGTCGATCCGGTCGGCCTTGCGGAGCGCTATGTTCCTGTCCTTGAACCTGCGCTCCATGTAGTTCCACAGGCGGCGCATCTGCACACCCTTGCCGGTCTTCAGCGTCTGGAAGCCGACCATCATCGTGCAGTCCCCCTGCGACGCCTTCTGCATCGCGAGCTTGCTCGCGAAGTCCGTCTTGCCGCTGCGGTTCGCCCCCATCAGCAGCAGCTCGTCCACCGGCCGCATGAAGCCCAGCTTCAGGCGCATCCGCCTGGCGTACTCGTCCCAGCCCATCCCGAGCCGGCGCTCCACCTCGGCCCGCTCCCGCCGCGTCGGCCTCGCGTCCCGCAGGAGCGCCTTGGCGACGAGCCATATGTCGGGCTCGAACCCGTTCGCGTACGGGTCGGAGCGCATCGCCTCGATGAGCCGCCCCCTGTCCGCCTCCAGCTTGCGCCTCGCCGCCTCGGTCCCCACGCCCGCCTTCCTGGCGTAGGCCTCCACCGCCCCCTCGGACGGCGCCTGGTAGTACGCGTCCCTCATCCCTCGCCCCCTTCCCATTCCGCGCCGACGCCCGACTCCCTCGCCACCTCGCGGAACATCCCCTCGATCTCGATGTACGCCCGTAGCCTCCCCTGCTCGTGGGCGAACTCGGTCTCCGTACGCACTGCGGCCATCCGCTCGGCGGCCATCTGCCGCCACTCCGCGACCATCTCGGCGGGCACGTTCCGCTCCATGGCGTCCAGCTTCGCGAAGAACCCCTTCACGTCCTCCGCGCCGCACGTCCCGCCAGGCGAGTGATTGCCAAACTGCGTTTGGCCTGTCCCGCCCTCCGGCAGCGCCGATGGCCGATCCTCGCCCGATTCGCTACCATGCAGTGTTGACGGCCGATCCGCGGTCGGCCTTTTCCACAATCTCCACCTCATCCCAGTTCCTCCTCCGTCACCTTCTCCACGGCCATCTGCGGCGCACACCCGTACTCCGCAAGGCCGATCCGAATCCCGCTGGACCCGTCCCCGGCAAGGGCCTCGTCCCACATCCCGCTGTTCGAGCTGTGCCGCCGCCTCTCCGACATGACGCGCTCCGCGTACTGCCGCATCGTCTCGCCGGGGTAGCGCACCCAGCGCGTGCCGATGCCGCCCGTGCGCTCCAGTATCTCGTCCCCGGCGTTGAAGAGCCAGTCGTCGCGTATCGTCCCGAACTGCGCCGCCGCCACCGTCTTCACCTTGCCGCCGAGCTCCACCTTCTCGCTCTTGGCCTCCATGTCGCCCGGCCTGAGCATGAAGTACTTCGCGTACATCACGAACGGCACGTCGCCCGTCCCGCCCTGCTGGTTCTTTATGACGCTCAGCCACACCGGCCTGAGCCCGCCGTTGGCGATTATGTTCGCCTGCCCCCACTCCCGGCTCGCCTCCTCGCCCCTCTCCGCGTCGGCGCCCCTCAGCCTGCCCTTCGGGTCGAAGTACATGAGCTGCGTCGGCATGTACTGCCTCCAGTACTCGGTGACGTCCTCGTCGCGGTACATCACCGCGACGCTCCTCGCGGCCCTGCCGATCTCGCTGGAGTCTCCGAGGTGGTCGAGGCGCGGCTTCTTCGAGCCCGTCTCCCTGTCCTTCGCGAACTGGTTGGAGAGCTGCACGAGGCACACTATCGGGATCCCGAGCCTCTTCGCGAGCTTCTTCATCCTCACGGTCGCCTCCTTCACGAGCACGTACGGCGCGGTCGCGCCCTTCATCTCCGGGTCCACCAGCTGGAGGTAGTCGACTATGCACGTCCTCCAGCCGAGCGACTTCACGCCCCGCGTGATCTCGTACTCCAGCTGCGAGATCTGGTCGCTCTCGGTGATGTGCACCATGCGCTCCCCCGCGACCTCGCGCATCGCCCGCTCGAACTCGCCGACGTACGCCGGCGACGCGCCGAAGTCCAGCTTCGATATCGAGAGCTGGGCCCTCACGGCGGCATACCGCTCCGCGAGCGCGTCCGCCGGCATGTCCATGCACACGAACCCGTGCCTTATCCCGCGCGCCGCCCAGTAGTTTGAGACGTTCACCGCGAGCGTCGTCTTGCCCTGGCTCGCGAGCGCCGCCCATACGTGCAGCCCCGTCTTCAGCCCCTTGTAGATCATGTTGAGCTGCCCCCAGGGCAGCGGCACGCCCCGGTACTTGCCCCAGTTGCGCTTCACGAACCGCTCCTCGCTCAGCCAGCGCTTCTCCTCGACGATGCCCTCCACGTAGTCGGATATCTCGTGCAGTGTGTCGCCGCCGCCCTTGGCGAGCGTCTGGAGCTCGGCGATCCGCTTCACGGCCCCCTCCACCCTGACCTTGGCCATGTTCGGCCTCAGCTCCCTCAGCTCGGCCATGAGCCACCTGTGGTACTCCACGTACACGCGCCTCTCGAGCAGCATCCCGAGGTAGTACTCGAAGTTCGCCGTCGTCGGGGTCTCGCCTATCGCCGCCTCTATCGCGTCGGCGGCGCCCTCGCCCATCCTGTCCGCGACCGTCAGCGCGTCCACCGCCGCTCCCTGGGCGTGCAGCGCGGCCATGGCCTCCCACATCCGCTTCCGCCCCGGATCGGTGAACCACTCGGCCTTCACGCCGGCGCCCAGGCACTTCCCGAAGCTCTCGCGCTCGAAGTCCTGGTCCTCCTCGCCCATGAGCAGCAGTGCGCCCAGCACGCTGTTCTCGATCTTGTCCGCGGTCTCCTCCGCCATGCCGATCCTCCCTTTTCTTCCAGTCAGAACGTCACGGTGGCCGTAAGCGTGGCCGCCGCGATCCAGTACACGGTGCGCCGCCAGTCGCCCTGGCAGGCGTACGCCACGCCAGCGGCGACGTCGAGCGCGATGAGCAGGGTCGGAAACACCTTCGCGCTCATTCCGCGCCCTCCCATTCCGCCTCGAGCTCGCCAATGGCCTTCGAGGCCGCCGCGCGGGCGCGTTTCAG